TTTTCAGTAGCAAGTTGCGCCTTTAGGGCTTCCCGCTGCTGTTTCAATTCTCGCTCGGCAGCAAGTTCTTCTGCTGTTGGCGCAGGCATTTTGGGTTTTTTAAAACACATATATACTACTCCGAACCGAACCGATGCTTAAAGCATAATTATTTATCAATGGACTAAAAAGATTTAGAACGCAAAGCAGAAGGTCGTCTAAATATATCAAACGCACTTCTTGCATTTACAGGTCTAGTATCTGTTCGCCCAGTTGTTAATGCGCGGCCTTCGCCTCCACCACACAATGCGTACTGCAATGCGTCGTGTATGTGCGAGAACTTATTTTTATCGGGACGTTCTTCATGCCGCGCAGCGCCCGATACTTGTAACCTGCGGTAATGATAACCACCGCGAAAGCCTTTGATTAAATTTCCGCAACGCTGGTCAATCATAAACCCAGCCTGACCATCTACCATTCTATTCAAAGGAGTTGCCACCGCCTCTATTCGCAGGGCGGGATCATTTGTTGGTGCGGTATAAGCTTTGATCCCAGCCTGCCGCAATATCTGGAATGGTGTGCGCTCATCCGTCTGTGCGCGATAATCGCCAGCCGGATCGCCGTATACAATAAACTGAGAGCCGGGAAACCTCTGAGCCATCTCCTGCTTTAGGACTTCAGAGAATCTAACAATGCCCATGTCTTGCGCCACAAGTTCGTGGAGTATGTACCAACGGCCTCTAACAGACTGACAAAAAGCAGCAGCGGGAGTAAGGCCAAAATCAAGACCGACAATAATAGGATGCCCGGGAGTAGGAATAATGGGTTCTTTAGAAACGTGAACAGTTTCGTCAAACATTGGATAAACTTGTTTCCCATCAGACAAACTCCCTAGTTTATTTAAAACGTAAACATCTATCCAACTCTTTGTTTTACCTGTAATAATATCAGGATAATAGTTTGCGGTTAGGTTATTAATGTTCTCTGCCTTAGGGTTTTTCTTATACTCTAAGACATTTCCCTCGCTATCTACCTCTGCAACCATTCCACCCGGCTGCGTAAAAAACTCCCATGTATTTGGCTTAACCAACATCAAAGCCTCTTCCCTTGAGACATGATCTGGCAGTGGTGCTTCGCCTGACATAATGGGCCACCAGTGGTCTTCATCTGGTGCGTTTGTATCTGCGATAACTCCGTACCATGTAGGCCCGCCATCTTTCATAGATGGAAAGCGTCCTACGCGCATCGTGCAAGCATCGACTATTTGTTTGGGGACTTCTCGTGCCTCGTTTATCCATACACCTGTAAGTTCAAGAGAGAGCAGTTTCTTTACATCTTCAGGACGATCAAGCGCCAAGAAAATAACCTCAAGATCAAGATCGCCTTTTTTGATATGGTGAGTGTACGGCGGTGGATGCCAAAGCATCTTGCCCCAAACGTTCTCAGGAAACCAATCAAGCCACGTTTTAATTGTGGTCGTGCGTAATTGCGGGTTAGTATTACGTACCACTGCCCAACGACTTTTTCGGATTCCATCAGCATTAGGCTCCTGTGCAAGAGCGCGACGAAACATTTCGATAGCGCAACAGGCTGATTTGCCAGAACCGACAGGCCCACGCAGCCCTCTAAAGAAATGATCATCGAGCATGAAGTTCCGCAAAACTTCTCCGCCCGGCTTGTAGTTCAAGCCAGCCACTAAAACTTTCCTTGATCTACCGCTTGCTTAATAAGCTTTCCTGCCGTTTCAGCGCCCCAAGCATCAATTAACTTATCACATTCTACATCGGTAAGTTTGTCAGCAGGGTAGTGACGAAGGTGATACCTCTTCACAATTTGCCTAAGCCGTAGCCTGTCAGGCCAAGATATTGTGCTTGTAAAACTCACGGGAATCCTCCTCCTCCAAAGCCGCCGCCTCCGCCGGGAGGGCCGTCGCCGCCACCGCCGCCAGGAGGGCCAGCCGGAGTGGCATCGCCCCCATAGAAGTCGCCAATGCTTATCTCACCAGAGGTAGGAATGCCAGCATTTGCAGCCGTATCAGGAACGAATAGACCATTGCGATAGTATGCGCTTAACTTGTATATGTTAGTAGACGGAGCAAATTCATTGCGAATGTCTTTTAAGCTTATCGTGCCTGATGTTTGAAGCGTCATTAGTTGACCTGCTTTTGTGCCTGCTCAACGACCTTACGCAAGATAGGGTCAGCCACGCGATGCGGCAGTTCACCCAAAGCGGCTAGGATCGTGTTCACTTGCTGCACGTTCAATTCAATGCTGATTGTCGGCTGCTCGTCGTTCATTACGAGATTGTCTAGTTCTGGATTACTCACTCACTTCCTCCTCTACTGGTTCATCCGCCGCTGTATCAGCAGGCGGCGACCATGGGAAGTCACCTTCATTAACTTCAGTCTCAGGCGCGATCTGTTCTTTGATCTGCTTTTCGATCTGCTCGTTGATGTGATCCATGTAAGACGCAGTAGCAGATTTAATCCAGCCAAGAACCTGTGCTTCTGTAAGCTGGTCGTAAGGCGTGAAGTTGTCAGGGTCGATGCTGTTTAGGTCAAACGGCGTTGCTCCGCTGAACGTGCCAACAAATTCCGGCAGTTGATTGGAGTGACCGCTGCACTTCCAGTAAGTCTGGACAACCGCATTGGCAATGCCGCTCTCGCTTTGCAGCTTCATGCCCGTCAATTCCCAAGTGTAAACCATCGTCATGTCATTAACCTTTCTTCAGGGTTTCTACTTCCGCCTTCAGTTCCTTGATGGCTTCAATCAATAGCGGAACAAGCTTCGCGTAATCAACAGTCTTGTAGCCGTGGCCGATAGCTGCATCCTTCACCACTTCCGGCAGGACTGCCTCAACCTCTTGCGCGGATACACCGACCTGCGGGTTTGCTTTGTATCCAAACTTCTGCGCTGTTTCGTTGGCCGTGTAATGGAAGCCGTTAAGAGACTGCACTTTGTCTAGCGCGTTGGCAATGTTGTCGCCGCGATCTTTGAGGCGATCATCGGAGTAGTAAGCAACAATGTCGCCAGATGCGCGAATACTATCGCCCGTGGATGACAAATCTGCATATCGACCAGTGTTGTTGCTGTCGTAGAAAACAGGAGCGCGGAATGAGCCAGATGCCGTTACATAATTCCCGCTATAGATCGCCATCCTAGTGCCGCCACTAGTGCTGTTCGGCGTGGCCCCTGTGGTCAAATACATATTGCCAGAGCCGTTGTAGATGGCAACGCCCTGCCCCGCCGTTCCGTTTGTCCAGAACATACGGCCAGAATTGACGGAGCTTGTAGTGTCTACCTGTAACTCAATTCCATCAACGCCGCCTGCGCCTGCAACAGTAAGCTGCACTGCCGACGAGGTTGTTCCTACGCTAACAGGGCCAGCCGTGCGAATAGACGAGCCAGTGCTTCCGAAGTCAGCGTAGTAAGCAGTGTTGTTGCTGTCGTAGAAGAGGGGAGCGCGTAGCGAGCCTGTCGATTGCGTGTACCACGATGGGCGGAGGTAAAGTATGCCGGGGCCGCCAAAGTTCATTGCCGACACGCCAGCCGAGGTGGTCGAGTTCGCAGTCTGATTGAGGCGGAAGTTCCAGACGCTATCGCCCGTAAAGTAGTTCCCGTCGTTCGGCAGCGCGAACGCAAGCATGGTCTGCTGCGTGTAGTTACCAAAAGCAGAAACAGTCAGCGCCGGATACGGCCAGTCGTAGACCTCGGTGGGCGACGCGGCAGAACCAGCCCACTGCTTAAGCCACACATAGCCGCTGAACTGGTTAATGTTGCCCGCTAGATTGGTGCCGGAAGCCGGATCAACATAGTAAGCAGTGTTGTTGCTGTCGTAGAAAATGGGGGCGCGGAGGCTTGCATCATGCTGCCCCAGCGAGTCGTTGAAGCGCCAGTTGCCGGAATAGTCGTTTATGCCTCCATCAAACTGGACTTCCTTATCAAAATAGTAACGCGCTCTGTCCGTGTTAAAGTGACAAAAGCCAGTGTTCATCGGGCCAGCGCGAAGGTATCCGGTAGGGGTTTGTAGCTGCCACGCGCTTCCATTGGCGTTTAGGTTAAATCCAGTGTTGTCGCTGTCGTAGAATATGGGAGCGCGGAAGTCGCCGCTTGTCTGATAAGTCCCCGTGCCGCTCGTCTTGCTGGTTAGATTGGCGAACGGAGCATACTCATTTGAGAAAAGCTGCTGCCAAGCCAGCGGCGCTCCGTCAGACCCTCTCCTGCCCCTCGCATATATGTGGGCATTGTCTCCGTTGGCTTTATGAAGGTCAAAATGCCTATGCCAGTTGGATGAACTGGAACCCCCAACAGCGCGGAAACTCCACGTTGCGCCATATCCAGTGGGGAAGTTAGTGGAACCAGTGCTGTTAGTAGAGGCGCTTATCAAGCCCGCGCGTGTGTCACTCTCAAAGCCTGACACATAGGATGCGCTCGAATTAACAGCACCTCCAAAATAGTCCACACGAGAGTCCAACTCACCCTGCAAGCCATCAACATTGCTGATGATGTGATTGTGACTATCGTCAGCCACAGTGGCTGTAATGCTGACGTTCGCCGAGCCGTTAAAGCTAGTTGAGCCGGACACATCACCAGTAAGAGAGATCGTGCGAGCAGTGGTTAGCGTGTCGGCGTTGGGGTGATAGTCATCGCTGAATATGCGTTGCCAGCTATTCCAAGTTCCCGCGTCTTTAGCGCGGAAATAAGCGCCGTCGTTACCGTCGTGATTGATGAACATCTGCGTGGCGTAGGACGTGCCGCCATCGTGGTTGATGTGGAATGTCGTGCCGTTGCCCGTCGATGGCTTGTTGGTAGCCGAAGACGACCAATAATGACCTGTCTTTGACAGGTTGTTGATGTCTGTTCGCCCATTCGACGTTGCGTATTGGTTCGAACCATATACAAAGCGAACGCTGTCTAAGTTGTCGAATAGGTTACTGTCAGCAGCCTTGCCTGTAGTAGACAGCTTACCATCCAGAGCTGTCTGCAAGCCATCGACGTTTGAGATAATATGGTTATGGCTATCGTCCGCTACGACGATTGCGTTGTATGTTCCTGAGACATCGCCGCCAAAGGTCGTGCTGGTGGTCAGGGCGGTAGCCGCAGCTTGATACCCGGCGGTAGCATGGTTGCCCCAGCCATAGGCCGTGTTCCAGTTACTAATGTTCGTCGTAGTAATAGACTTAACATGAGAGGGAACTGTCGGATCGGTCTCGGTAAAGCTTGTCAGATAGCCAGCAGCAGAGTGGTCGCCCCAGCCATAAGCGGTATTCCAGTTAGATATATTAGTCGTGGTAATGGACTTAACATGAGCCGGGACAGTGGGATCGGTTTCAGTGTAGCTTGTCAGGTAGCCAGCCAGAGCGTGATTGCCCCAGCCATAGGCAGTGTCCCAGTTGGAAATGTCGCCAGACGTAATCCCAAAAGCAGGACTAGCAGTAAAGATAGGATCAATTTCCGCGCCACCAGCAGAAGAAATCGTAATCGACCCCGGCCCGTTGGTAATCGAAATATTCGCACCAGCGGTAAGTGTGTTAGCCTCAAACCTGTCCTGCGTTACATCGTAAATTAGGACATCGCCATTAGTCAGGCTTCCATTAACATAGACATCGCGCAGTGTAGCAAGGCTTTCACTGACCTTCATGCGAACAAAGATTGATCCGTTGTTACCTTGCGAGGCCGTAACAACCACGGCGATAGGCTCGTGTATTGCAGGAGATATAGGCTTAACGTTAGTTAGGCCTCCCGGCGTATCCGCATCGAAGTATAGTATATCCCCGTCAGACCATGTTTCGCCCTGCGCTGAGCCATTAGTGCGGAAACCACGCACCAAACCAAAGTGCTTAACGTAACCAAATCCATTGTTAGGTATCTCTTGCTGAGTAATACCCATCATGAAGTCGGGATCGACACTGCCATCAGCAACGGCCAAACCAAAGGTTA